TTGATCATACCCGACTCCGAGAACTACACGGAGATCCTTACCGAGAATATCGCCTATGATGGAATGAGGATAAGGCTGGATTACTCGCATATATCCTGCTTGCAGGAGGACAAGCTAAGCTCCGCTCAAGCGTTCTCTACGTCTTCCACATCGGCGAAGGATCTGTACGGCATGGGATTGATAACGATGCAGGAGGCGAGAAGAGAGATCGCTAATTACATGGACATAAACCCCGATGATCCAGAGGGGGATTTTAAAGACAACAAGGAGGAAATCAGTAATGAAAGTTAAGAAGAGAACAATAGGGAAGCAATATAAGCGGCTTCCTTTCGACGTGAAGGAAATGGCGTTGGATAGCCGTAAGATCAGCGGATACGCCGCTATTTTTGGCGTTAAGGACAAGGCGGATGATATCTTGATAAAGGGATGCTTCGCTAAATCCATAGCCGAGAGAGGCCCCGATAGCCAAGCGAACGATAAGATCATCCTGCTGTGGATGCACGATATGAGTGAGCCTATAGGTCGTATCACCAAGCTCATCGAGGATGATAAGGGACTTTATTTCGAGGCCGATATTGACGATATACCGTTAGGGGATAGGGCTATAAAACAAATGGAATCAGGCACTATCAATCAGTTTAGTTTTGGGTACTCGTATGTATGGGACAAGATTGATTACGATGAGAAGATGGACGCTTATATCGTCAAGGAGGTCGTGTTATACGAGATTTCCCCGGTATCCATAGGGTGTAATGGCATGACGGAGTATACTGGACTCAAGTCTGAGGATGACATAGCCGAGCGTATCGAAAAACTTAGGGAGGATATCGATAGTGAGTTGATCACCATGTCTGTCTCCAAGAGATCAAGGATGCAAGAATTATTCGGAAAGGTATGGGCACTCGCTAGTCTTGAGCCGGAGAGGGGCCGAAAAGACTCCGTGGGAAATCCACTCAAGGACAAGGGAGCCGAACATGCAAGGAAGAGTCTATTCGATATAAAATTCAATTAATAATCAAAAAAAAGAGAACAAAATGAGAGGTTATTTGAAAAACAAGAAGTATTGCTGGATGATGGCGGTATTCGCTATCGCCACGTTAGTGTTATCAATGTTGTCTCCAGACACAAGCGTGGTGTCTTTGGCCGGTCTAGGGTTGCTGGGATTTGTTGATCTGGAAAGCATGGATGAGGATCAAAAGAAATTCATCAAGGGCTTGGACGACAAGTTAGAGGAGATAAATATGAAGTTCTTGAAGGACGCTCTTCCTAAAAGCGAGTACGTCAAGGAGCTTACGAGCTTAACCGAAGCCATGAAAGATTTGAATGATAACGTATTGTCCGATAAGATCGACAAGAAGGACTTTGATACTTTCAAGGAGAACGTTCTTGGAGAGCTCGTTAAGATCAAGGGAGCTATGGAGAAGACCGATGAAGGTAAGTTAAAGGTCAAGACGCTGGAAGACCAGATCAGAGACCAGTTAAAGGCTTATATCAGCAAGGATGGAAGAGGCCGTGAGATCGTGGACCTAAAATCGGCTTGCAAGGCTATGCCGGGTAATAAATTGAATCTTTCCATTATTCCCAATGTGAAAGCCAATACGCCTATCACGTCGAGCGTAACCACAACAGGAGTCCCTATGAGTCCGGGTGTGGTTTTCGACTCATCTATTTCCACCCCACCGTTAGCTGAAAGCGAGATCCGTCAGTTCGCCAATGTCGCCACTATAAATGCCCGTACTATCATCTATACTCAGCTTAAGGATTCACAAGGTGACGCTGAGTGGGTTCCGGAGGGAGGACTGAAACCCTCCATGACCGCAACAATCGAGGAGAAGAACGTTACAGCGGGAAAGGTAGCCTTGACCGCCACGTTGACAGAGGAGGTTCTTACCGATCTGCCGCAATTGGTAGCTGAGGTCAGGAGCGAGATCATCTATAAGATCGGAGTGGCCGAGGAAGAGGGCATATTGTTCGGGTCTGGATCTGATGGTGAGATCAAGGGCGTTTTCTCTGATATTCCCGAATATTCGCTTACGTCCGTAAAGGTGACATCGCCGAATAACTTTGACGCTATAGTAGCGGCATACACTCAGATCGTATCGACATCCAAGAGAAACTATTCCCCGAATTTGGTTCGGGTCAATCCCGTGGATCTGGCGAACTTGAAACTCACCAAGGACTCGTCCGGCGCTTATCTGTTCCCCCCATTCACGCTGCAAGACGGTACATTGATCTCGGGAGTCCAGATCAAGCCATCCACGACTATCACGGAGGATGAGTTCTACATCGGGGATTTCCGTTATTTGAATATCCGTGACTACCAGCCGTTGAGCATCACTTTCGGCTGGGTTAACGATGATTTCCAGAAGAATCAGGTGACGATGGTTGGTGAGAAGAGATTGCTTGCTTATATCAAGTCTAATTACTTGACGGCTTTCGTGAAAGGTAAATATTCCACGATCAAGGAAGCCATTGACGCTAATCCGGCAAGCGATAGCTCGGGAATTGGAAGTTAAACTATAATAAGGATAGATATGAAAAGAAAGAGAACTGAGATTGGTTCGGCCAAGGGCTATAAGCTTGATTTGGCCGAGGTATATGAGATCACCTACGCAAAGAAAACGAAATACCATAATGTGGGAGACAAAGATTTTGTGTCATTGCCGTTGGCGATCATGTTCATAAACGACAAGAGGATATTATCAACCTCGGAGATCGACGAGGCTATTTCCAAGTATGGAATGACAGAGTTGCTCAATAGCTCCAAGAGATCAAAATAAACCGTTATGTTGATCGATGAGACATATTTCACTGGTGATATTCATATAGACGGCTTGGTGCCCTCCAGCGGGGTGCCAAGCCTCACGAATGAGGCCATAAACTTGGAGTTCAAGGCGTTGGCCGCCAAGTTCGAGAGGGATTTTTATAGGCAAATTCTAGGAAAGGATAACGCGGACGCTTTCGTGTCTTTCTTGGACTTGTTGGAGAAAGATCCGGATAAGGCGGATGAGAGGAGATGGCTGGATCTAATGGAGGTATTGGTCGATGATGCCGGAGGGACGCTCGAGTCTCCTATAGCTTACTATATCTATTTCTTCTATCTTAGAAGGAATCAGTTGGAGGCTACTCCCGTGGGAGTCACGGAGGCGGACGCTAAAATTGTCCCTTGTAACCGGAAGATGATTGACGCATGGAACCAGATGGTGTATATGAACGATTACCTGTCGAAGTGGCTCTTTGATCATCGTGATGATTACGGAGGGTATTTTTTCGATAATGATATGCTGGAAACGATAAATCAATTTGGCATATGACAAATCTGGTGGATATATTCAAGGATATAAGCGTAAAGGTAGGGAACCGGCTTGGGGTTGAGACCGGATTGGACAGGAATGTGCCAGTAAATTATCTTTTCGGGGATTGGCCTTATATATCCAAGGCCATGGAGACTATTAGCAAGTCGAGGTTCACCGAGAGGGACAGATACCCTTTACTGGCGTTATTCACTCCCTTCAAGGAGGTTAGGGACGATCCTGATACTTATTGCACGGTCTCAGTGGATATATTGTTAGCGACCCGGACATTGTCGGATTACAGCAACGAGCAGCGTCTAGAGATATCATACAAGGGGCTTCTTTATCCATTGTATGACATATTGATTGACGAGATAAGTAAAGACCGTAGATTCGATACCGGTTCAAGATCTTTCGTGAGCCACACGAAATCTGATAATATGCGTTACGGGAGCCGTGGCGTATATGGATCGGATGGGAAGACCCCTTTCAAGGACTTGTTCGACGGGATTGATATCTCCGGTATGGAATTAATTATTAAGAATAAAACATGTAGATAATTATGGCAGTAAAAATGTTCAGGGACTGCGGTTCCGAGATTTTCAATACCGGCACGAGCAAGTGTCCGTTCGTACCCGACTATATCAAGGCGATCATACTCACTCCGGTAGGTATGACGTTCAAGATATCCGATTTTGACACGAAGCTGGGAGAGTACGCCCACGCCGACCGCCCGAACCGTGTCTATCCGATCTCGACGATCGCTGAGTACGCCACATCCGGAGGCGAGGCGCAGACATCAGCTACCGGTTATGGCTCGTCCAAGATCACGGGTTATAGCGAGCTTGTCGAGACTTACACGATGAACGATTATGACGAGGGCTTGCGAACCAATCTCATGAAGCTCAAGAACGAGAGCATGAGGGTGATCTTCATCGACAAGAATAATGTCGTATATGGAGAGAAGACCGATACGGAAGGTGATTTCAGGGGATATGAACTCGGTGCCGTTTATCCGGGTGGACAGAGGTTCAAGAGTTCCGGAGAGAACGCCTCGCTTACGATCAACCTTGTTTACAAGGACGTTGAGAAAGCTTGGATGAACGCCATATCTTTCACCAGCGATATCGATATCTTGGACGAGGCGAAGGGATTGGTCTGGGTGGATGTCAAGAAATTGGCTACAGGCGAGAATAAGTACAAGGTCGTGGAGCATTATGGCGGTTTTGACTTGACAGAGATGTACGGTACGCTATTAGGTTCCTCCTCCGCGTGGAATAACGTGACAGCCGCCACGTATAATCCCGATGACGGCACGTTGTCTCTTACCCCGTCCTCCGGTACTCCCGCGCTCAAGAGACCATCCGAGTTATACGCCGAGGACGTTAAAGGTATAGAGCAATGGTCATAAACGGGGTATCGTTCAATGATGAGGCTTGTCTCGGTATGGGAAGGAAGGCTTTCGTGAAGGCTCACGAGGGATCTTTCTTCCTTGACCGGGGAATGGCGGATCGAAGGAGGATACTATGTGACGCTTATGATATAATGGAGAGGAACCATGGGGACGATAGCGGGAGTGGCGAACGCCGTGAGGACGCTGGAGAAGAACTTCTGGCCGGAGGTTACGAACAGCTTGAGGGAGAGCGAGGGATTGATCCATGACTTGATCACTGATCAACTCATGTCCGGGCTAGACGAGAACAAGGAGCCTTTGAAGCCTACCTATCTGGATGACCCGTATTTCGTGGAGACCACGAAGACCCCGAAGGCGGCGAGGGCCAAGGCCAGATGGTACAAGGCGATGAAGGAAAGCATAACCCCGCCTAGGTCCTCCGACATACTCCATCTGCCGCCACGGGACCCTAACACCCCCAACCTTATCATACGAGGCGATTACCACGCCAGTATAACGCCGATCGTGCAAGGTGGCAAGATAGTCACGAGATCCATCGGTTTCTATGCCGGTGACGACGCTTTAGAGAAGAAATACGGCCCCGGTCATCTGGGTTTGACCCCGGAGGCTAGGGCTTATTTGATTGAGGAGCGGGTTGTTCCCGCGTTGGATAAGTTATTCAAGAAATACGGGTTCAAATGATAAAGCCGTGCAATTGCGCCTCGCAGAACAAGGCGATGGCCACATACGAGAACATAAGGAGGCTGGCAATCAAGATGGCCGTTTCCGATAAACGCATTTACGTGCTTATCCATAAAACGGATGGCACGTTTGCCTTCGAGCCTTTAGATGCCATGGTGTCTAAAGGCGATATTGTTGAATATATCCATTATTTATAAATAGTATGGCGAATATATACACGACATGCGACGAGATACCCTTATGCAAGTTCATCGAGATGTACAAGGGAAATCTTAACGCCCTTATAAAAGGAGGGAGGACCAAGCCCACCGATGGGGAGTTAAGGAAAGCGGCGATTGGGCTTATTGACGAGTATTCCGTTATAACCGGGAACAAGAATATCGCTATCGAGATAGAGGATCGGTCAAGGGCGGTGGATTGCAATATCAAGCTTATCCTGTTGGAGTCAGCGGATCATTTGATAGACGCTATGATGTACGCTGACGCTTCGGATATTCTTGGCAGGGTAGGTATCCGCATGCCGGAGGAGCCGGGAGAGCAAGATCTGATCGTCGCTAAAAAGAGAATCCAGTCCAAGATGTCACAGGTGAAATATAGCCTGAGCGTTCTGGATAGGAACAAGTCTAAGGTGGTAGACCCCAAGGATAAAGATTTCACCCGTGAGAGAATGATCGTGTCCACCTATTTCAAGATGCGTATCGATCCTGACACGTTCACCGCTGCCGAGTACGGGAATATGATAAGGATTATGTTTAACCAATTAGAGGACATGAGGAATTATGGCGGGAAACGAGACTAAGATCACTGATATAGTAGGGAAAGAGGCGTTTGATCAACTGGAGCGTCTGGATAGGAAATTAGCGGATACGCAGAATGTCTATATCGGGTTGGTAAAAGAGATAGGGAAAGGGTTGACGATAAATCCCTCAAGCTTGTCAGAGTTGAACGCCAAGATCGAGGAGTACAAGAAAAATGTATCAGCGCTTAAAAGCACGATTGACACTCTCAATAAGACCAATGACCAGTACAAGAGAAAGATTGATGAGCTGATAGAGGTTAACAAGAGATATGCGGAAGCGACTGGGAAAGTTCAAAATAGTTTAGATCAATCATCCTCTTCCATAGCCAAGGAATCAAACGCTATCTCGGAGAACATGAAAGCCAAGCAACAAGAGGTTGTCATAAGTCAGGAATTGAAGGGACTCATTGACCAGACATTGGGATCTAGGGAGGAGAATATACGCAGGGTCGCTCAAGAAAGGACGATATTGGCCCAACTATCCAAGGAGAAAAGCCAATTGAATAAAATGGAGAAAAGCGGGGCTATCTCAACTAAAGATGCCGTGCAAAAGAGGCAGGATCTGGTAAGGTCTGAATTGCTTCATCGAGAATCCTTGAGAGAGCTGTTGAACATTCTTACGAATGAGACAAAAATGATCAACTCGGCCAACGATAGTTATCAAGAGCAATCGTTGCAATTGGAGAGGCTGAGAAAGGCGTATCGGATGCTTTCCACGGAAGCCGCTAACAGCAAGTTAGGAGTAGAGTTGCAAAAGAATATAGCGGCTTTGGACACTCAGGTAAAATCTGTTGATAAAAGTCTGGGACAGCATCAGAGAAACGTGGGTAATTATGTCTCCACATGGGATGGAATGGGAAACGCAATCAATCAATTAACCCGTGAGTTTCCCGCATTCTCGGTATCTCTACAGACCGGCTTTCTCGCTATCTCTAACAATATCCCTATATTGGTCGACCAAATATCTCGGATAAGGAAGGAGAACGCCGCCTTAAGGGAGGAGGGATTGAAAGGTGTTCCCGTGTGGAAGCAGATAGCTAAGTCCGCTTTGTCTTGGAATACCTTGTTGTCGGTTGGTATAACTCTACTTACCGTATATGGTAAGGATATCTTTGAGTGGGGTAAAAACTTATTGTCATCCTCTAGCTCGGCTAAGGCCGCTTCGGAAGCCCAGAGAGACTTGAATTCATCCACCGGGGATTATGCCAAGGCTTTAAAGAACTCGACATCATCATATGGGGAGAATCTTGTAACATTACGCAACCTGCAAGCGGAATGGAATAATTTAGGAGATAATCTCAATAAGCAGAAGCAGTTTATCATTGATAACGCCTCTGAGTTTAAGAAATTAGATGTGTCAGTTACGGATGTTAATGACGCAGAGAATCTGCTAGTAGATAATACGGAGGCCTTTATTAATGCTATGTCATTAAGGGCACAAGCGGCAGCTGCGCAAAAATTAGCTCAAGAAAAATACACAGAAGCGTTACAAAAGGAAATCGAGGCTGAAAACAGAAGAAAAAATCCTACGTTTTGGGATAGGTTTGATCTTACAAAGGTATTAGATCCAACAGCTCAATCTCTATTATTTTTGACTGATAGATTTGAAGTCTTTTACAATACGTCAGATGAAGCTTTAGCTAAAGCCGGCAAAGCGGCTGATTCTATAGAAAAGGAAGGTAAGGAGGCTGAAAAGGCGGGAAACATATATCTGAATGCTATGCTTAAATTGAGAGAGGAAGAAAATAAAATATTAGGCAATTCCGATATTCAACTATACTCTAACGAGGAGAAACTTAAACGACAGCAGGAGCAAATAGAACGAGAGGCCAAGCGTAGGGAGAAATTAGAGATGGAGGCCGAACGGAATATTCAGGAGGCTCGTCTTAATGTGATGGATGAGGGGTATAAGAAAGACCGTCTTCTCTTGGAGCAATCTTTCCAAAAACGTATCGATGACGTAAAGACGAAAGGCGTAAGGGTTAATGAGCAAATTGAGGCTATTGAGGCTGAGAGAAGTAAGAAGTTGGCGGAATTCGACCGTAAGATCTCGGAGCAAAGGGCTGATGATGAGGCTCAAAATCGTCTTGCGATTGCAGAAAAAGGTAGCATGGATGAGCTTAATGCCCGTCTAGTCATATTACAATTGCAAAGAGATAAGGAATTAAAAGAGGCTGATAAGACTGAACAGGATAAGTCTTTGATTGTCGATAAATACAATAAACAAAGGCAGGATCTCTATAGAGATTATTATAAAAACTTGATGTCAACGCAACAATCTCAAAATGAAATATTCCTTTCTCAAAGGCAGATAGAGATAAACGAAGAGCTTAACATCTTGGCTAAACAATATGAGCAAGGGATTATCAAGAAAAAAGAATATGAGAAACAGAAATCGGATTTGGAGCATCAGTATGCTATGGAGTCATTGAACAGCCAATTGCAGATATTGGAGTCAAATCTTTACTTATTTAGCGGGAATGAGCGACTTGAGAAAGAGAAAGAGATAGCTCGCCTCCGTGTTCAATTATCTAAAGAGACCAGCGATAAAATCATAGAGGATGCCAAACGAGAGGAAGAGGAGCGAAAAAAAGTAGAACAGGCTAAAAAGCGCTTGATACAAGAATCTATATCTGCTATCATATCAATCGGTAATTCATTATTTCAACGTCAAATAGATAATGTAGATGCTGAAATAGAGGCTAACCAAGATGAGTATGACGCTAAGGTTGAGACTATAGACGCTCTTGCCGAGAAGGATATAATAACGACAGAGGAGGCCGAGGCCCGCAAGCGCGCGGCGGAGGAGGAGACCAGCCGCAAGAACAAGGAACTGGAGAAGAAAAAAGCTGAGTTGCAGACTAGACAGGCCAAGTTCCAAAAGTCTATAGATATAGCTCAGACTATTGCGGCCACGGCACGGGCGATAATGGTAGCTTACAAAGAAACGGGACCTATCACTGGAGCTATCTTTGCAGCAATGATAGCGGCTACCGGAGCCGTGCAACTCGCCACGATCATAGCCCAACCCATCCCCAAATACGCCCATGGTACCGACAATCACCCCGGCGGTTTGGCTATCGTTGGCGATGGAGGCCGTAGCGAGGCGGTATTGGTAGGAGATAAAGCGTACATTACCCCGGATAAGCCCACCTTGCTGTCATTGCCGGCGGGAGCCGAGGTCGTTCCGGATCTCAATGATCCGGCCTTCCTTAGCCGCTTCGTGGATAACACGTATTGGCTTACCCACAATAAGAAAGGCGAGCCGGTTCAGATCGTCAATAATTTCGACGCTGAAGGGATAATAAGGGCTAATAATGAGATAAAAAAAGAGATAGGCAAGCTATCTAAAACCATATCCAAGGGTAGCAAGAGCATTGATTTCGAGAATTACAAGAGATCGAGGATGAATTGAGCGTAAAACTTGCTTTTCTTATTCTTTCTAGTTATATTTGCTGGACATATAAGAAGACAGTAGAGCCTTAGAGCCATACCCGATAGAGTCACGTCTATGGGGTATGGCTCTTTTTGTTTTTACTGGTCAGCCTACCACGACAGGCTAGGAAGATTTTGGGCGACAGCGGTCGCTAACAGCCTCCTTGATACGATGTGTTGTGGCTCGTGTCGGGGAGGCTTTTTCATTAAGAAGTGCCGAAGTAATCAAAATAACAAAGTCGTTTTGATCTTATGGTTAAAATTGCGGGAGAAAATATTTTGAACAATTAAAATTTTAAGATATGGAAGCAATTAAAATTTTTGAGAACGATCGCTTCGGTGAAGTGAGAGTAGCCGGGACAAGTGAGAACCCTTTATTTTGCCTTGCGGATGTTTGCAAAATTTTAGGATTACGTGTAGACGCTGTACAATCAAGACTGACGGATGCCCCCATTCGGATTGGGGTCACCGATTCAATCGGTAGAGAACAGCAAATGAATTTTGTCAATGAAAAGAATCTCTACAAGGTAATCATGCGATCCGACAAACCGCAAGCCGAACCATTCCAAGACTGGGTATGCGGAGAGGTTCTCCCTTCCATCCGTAAACATGGGGCGTATATGACAAACGATACACTGGAGAAAGCCTTGGCCTCGCCCGATTTCTTGATCCAATTGGCCACAAACCTTAAAGAGGAACAACGAAAGCGTATCGAGGCCGAACGGAAAGTAACCGAGGCCGCTCCCGCCGTTGCTTTTACTAACGCCGTTCAATCGGCGAACAGTTCCTGCCTGATCGGTGAACTCGCCAAGCTGATCGCCCAAAACGGGTATTCCATCGGGGAGAAAAGATTGTTCGCATGGATGCGTGACAATGGATATCTCGGAAAGCATGGTGAGAGATACAATATCCCTAACCAGCAATACGTGGAGCAAGGCTTGTTCGAGTTGAAGAAAGGCGTAAGATCTGGTAATAACGGGGTGTTACATACTACTATCACGCCGAAGGTCACCGGAAAAGGGCAGGTTTACTTCGTGAACAAGTTCTTAGGAAATAAAGAGGCTTGTTAAAAACATAAACAGATAATGAAGTTCAATCGAAAATTCACTAAATTCATCTGATGAAGAACTGAACGCAAAAATGCGTTTAGCCTTTGTTATAGATACTTATGAGGATTCTACAGGAGAAGCATCGTTTTATTGAGTATATCTACAATATTATCTCCAATATGATCAGAGAGAAAGGGGTGTGCCGAAAATTAGGCTGACCCCATGTTTGCAAAATATAGACATGATTTGGTTTAGTTTTCATAAGCCCCCTCATGTCGTGAGACAGCAAGGGGGGATAAAAATATTAATGATCGTAAACGTCTCCGAAGTTTGTCTCAATGAAAAATATATAAAATATCTTTCCGTCCTGTTTTCCAACGAATGGCCTATTGTCTCCATTTGCCCTAAAAACGTCCAATTCCACTTCAGGTGTAATAAATTTAGGGAGCCTGTCTTTTGGCTTTATTTGGTCTCGTGTTATTTTCTCAATGCCAAATTCATGTCTACCTGATACCCTTATCTCTTTCCATCCTAATTCCGATAACTTCTGTAATCTAATTAAAAAGTCATGAAAAAAAGAATGGTCTTTACATTTATCAATTGAAAAGTCTATTAAATATTTAAAGGAGAATAGTGGATGATCTATATTTGATAATGTTTCTATCTCTGATCTACTGATTTTA